CTCATTCCCATTATTCCTGTCCGCCCCTCCCTAGAGCATTTAATTGAGACGTCGGGGGGTCAGGTCGCCTTCCTGTATGCCGTATTTGTTTTCTTAGAAGTCCTGGACGACAAACTCATCTGGGTCTATAAAGATATTTTCGGATAACTATACAAACCATGTGGGCCAAGCTTCTTTTCTCTGCCGTTCTCTTCTACGTCCTCGTCCCGGGTGTGCTCCTCAACCTCTCCACCCCGTTCACCTCCCCGGCGGTGACGCACGCCATCGTGTTCGCCCTTGTGTCTGGTTTCGTCTGGAAGACAGTCAAGCCGATGCTCCCCAAGTACTAAAACGGATTTAGTACGAACAAATTTATAAGACTCGGAAGCAAATGGATACCTACACTCAGTCTACTCTTGAGCGCATGCGGGCAATCCGCGATCGCATGAACGAGATCGAGAAGCAAATTACTGACGAGTCTCTCACCCTCGTTGAGCTGGAACAGCTTGATGGTGAATGGGACTTTCTGGACGCTGAACTGTGTGAGTATGATGAGATGTTGGAGGCGGATCACTACCGGCAAATGTGGGAGGTTGCTGCTCTAGAGGAACCGCTGGAGCGAGAGGTGTATGTACAGGATCGGGAGGATGAGGACGACTACGATTGGACCAATCCCTCGGACGAGACCGTGGCCCGCTGGGATCTGGAGCGCCAGAGGATGTCAGGTTGGGGATACGAGGGAGAGGGTACATTTAACCTCGCCGATGAAGTTTAACTGTCCGCTGTACTAGATGTGTAATGGAGTACTGTGACGACGATCGTGAGTATATTCGTGTTCGCCCTAGAAAAACGGAAATTTTTTGCATTTCTCCCAAACCAATGGAGCAGAAAATGAATATCTTCAAGGAGTATCTCGAAAACCCCGCAAATGCGTCCTCTGACGTTCAGGGAAAGCACACAGTTTACTGGATGCCTCACACTACGTTCGCAAAACTGAAGATCAAGATGTGGAAGTACAACCGTCCTATCGATGAGGAACGCGTGAAGGAAATTCGTGCATGGGTTTCTGAATCAAAGCGCGTTGATGGGGTTATTTATATCGCCTGCGTGGACGATGAGTTGGTTTGTTACGAGTCCAACCACAGAAGGGTGGCGATTGCCGATTTGGAGGTCCACAACATCCTTGTCGACATCCTTTGGGATGCAACCGATGAGGACGTAAAGGCAGAGTTCGTGCGACTGAACAAGGCAGTGTCTGTTCCAGAGTTGTATGTTGCTGCTGTACCTGCTGTATCGGAGGCGGAACTGCGTCCTGTTGTCGAGGAATTCTGTGAGAGGTTCAAGAGTCATCGTGTCACAACAAAGCATCCTCAGCGACCCAACTTCAATCGCGATATGATCTTCGATCAGTTCTATCGTTTGTGTGGAGAACTTCAGATCGGACCACGCGAGTTGCTGGAACGGGTTGCTCGGTACAATACAACCCTCACAAATCGAGACAAGGGAAAACTGACTGCAAAGGTGATTGCAAAGTGCATGGAATCTGGTCTTTGGATCTTCGCGTGGTCTTCTCAACTATGCGCAAAGGATTTGGTTTAACATACATCATATAATAGACAAGCATGAAACCACAAATTTTTTGCTTTTGGACGGGCGACAATCCAATGTCAGAAATACGGAAAGAATGCCTCGCATCGATGGCAAATACCACAGAAAGTCAAATCATACTTGTCACTCCCGAAACACTTCCTAGATATATCTTGAAAGAACATCCGCTTCATCCTGCATATCCGTACCTGAGCGCGGTTCACCGAGCAGATTACCTACGAGCATACTTTATGCACTTCTATGGAGGAGGGTATGCAGACATCAAACATCAGATGGGTTCTTGGAGACATGCATTTGAAACATTTTCCATGTTCAAATGGGTGTACGGGTACCATGAAATCGGACAGTCGGCAGTTTGTGGACCTCCCGATGTTCAATCGCGCTGGAAACAGACAATCGGTCTTTGTGCATTCATTTGTCGTCCAAACACACCGTTGACTCGGGATTGGTTTCTTGCTGTGAATTCGGTTCTTGATAGGAAGTTTGCAGAACTACAGTTGCATCCCGCAACGAACCCACGCGATCATTCCGGTCTTGGAACCGGATACCCACTTGCGTGGAGTGAGTTGCTTGGACAGATTCTTCATCCACTTTTGGATAAATATCTACCCTATGTTGCACAGCGTTTGCCTCGTCCCTATTTTGAAAAAGAGTACCTTTGATACCATTTACCTAAATGTGCTCCCAAGTATACAATGGACATCATCGTAGGACAGAAATTTTTGCGTTCGTCTGGAATGGATCGTGCTCGTCTCAAGGGAACGTGTGCGAGTTATGTCAAGAATGACAACTTTGTGAACATCATTGAGAACATCGATATCAACGACAAGAAGGGAACCCAGATTTCACGCATCTGTGCTCAGTTGTCTTCTTTCAATAGTCAGAAGGAACTCTGGAACCAGGTGGAAGAGTGGTTGCGATCATAAACTGACCAGAGAACAATGGAATACCGCATTGTTACTGCGAAACGCACAAGTGTTCTTGTGGCGCTCGTTTCGCGGTATATTGAACAGGGTTGGGAACCGATTGGAGGACCGTACCAGTTGTATTCCGACGGATATGGTCAGGCGATGATCAAGCGATAATCCCTTCCCGCGAGTATACAGATGAAGATTTGGAGCAGACCTCCCATCTACACACTGATTCATGTTTTGACTGGAATTATAGGGTACTTTTACCCTATCCTTCTCGTTCTTAGTGTTGCCTACCACTTTTTGCAGTATGTTCTGGGCGTCCGGTTCTTTGTGTTCTCTGGAACCTACGAAGACGGGAACTCCTTGGAACATACAAGTGTCAAGTTGTTGGAAATAGCATGCGGATATTTGATTGCGAAACAGTTGTAAGTATATCTACAGATGGGCGCGTCACAGTCGCACGACATGGCGATAGGAATCGTTGTGTTCAATCCTGCGAAGTCCAAACGCATTATCATGAACGCACTCTACGTGTGGAACTATTACAAAACCAAGGGACTCCCCGTTTTTGTCATAGAACTCATCTTTGGAGACAATCCTCCCGAATTCAAAAAAGCATTTCATGTCCGAGGTGACTCACATATGTTTCACAAGGAACGCCTCTGTCGCCTGTTGGAGAAGCGCATTCCGAAACGGTACAAGAAGATCGCATTCTTGGATGCCGATGTCCTCTTTCCCGATGACAAGTGGTACAAAGAAACAAGCGAACTCTTGAATGACCACGATGTCGTACAACCTTTCCGGACCGCAGACTGGTTAGATCTGAGTTACAAAAAGGCAGAAGACCGTCGTAACTCCGTAGTCATGATGCCCGGAACCAAATGGGACTTTACCTATCATCCAGGATTCGCGTGGGCATTCCGTCGGGAATGGTACAACAAGGTCGGATTCTACGACTGGGCGGTCTCTGGAAGCGGAGATACGTTGTCTTCCGCACATTGGTTGAACAAAACGTTCCCACCCACGTTCAAGTCCCTTCCTCTTGCGATGGTTGCCTCGTATGAGGATTATTGCAAACTCCCTCGTCCGCGTATCACATTCCGTACGGGTGCAGTTCAACATCTCTATCACGGCGCGCGAAAGAACCGGCAATACTCAGAAAGGCACAAACTTCTCGATGTCAAGCAGGACATTCGCGAGATGATCGTGCTAAACAAGGATGGTGTCTACGAATGGGTAGACACATGTTGGAACAAGGTCTTTGAATCCTACTTCAAGGGACGAGACGATGATGACATTTCTATGATTGGGAAATATCCGATATCGTCTTAGACGATGATTCCAATTAAAACGAATTTTGGGGTTTACTATCTCCTGATTCTATCTTCAATATGCCAGACTTTGCCATATACGAGGGACGGGCGATAACGTCCGACGACATCTACAAGTATAGTATAGATAAGAATTCGGATTTCAAATGTTTCGTATGCGAGAATTCTGTTCATTTCAGACAGTCGAGGAATGCGGACAAGAATTACACAGATCATTTCTACCACCCCAATACCGTAAAGAACACTCACATTGAGTGCGAGAAGGTTACGCGAGAAATTGTCGGAGACGTAACCACATGGCATTCTAAACTGTCGAATCTCGTGCAATCGAATGCAAGAGAAGTCATCCGGAAACGCGACGATGTCAAGCATATCGTAGATGTATTCGACGCATCCGATAATACCGGCGTTGAGTTTCAGAATTCACCCATCTCGGTGGAGGCGATCCGCAGTCGAGATGCGACTACATTTATAGACTGGATCTTCAACGTTGAGTCACAATATATGCGCAAAGTTGAGATAGGCGACAAGATTCTATGTGAAATCCCTCACGATAACTGGGAGAATGCAGTGAAGGTCGTGACAAACAACGTATATCTCTACACCGGATCAAATGAGTGGATCTTGCTCGAAGATCGGGAGAGTTATCGTGTTGAAGTAGAAGGAAAACTGCGCAATGTTTGGCTCGGAAGTCCATGTTCATTTCGAGAAGTCTACGAGACTACCTGCCTTCACAATACTCTGACAGACGAGGGCAAAGAATACTTCGAGTGTCTGCCTAACAACATCCTAACCGTTCGCAACATATTCGCACGTTGTAAAAAGTCTATGTTTCTACTGGATGAGATTCATAGGGAATATATCAACACTCACCAATTCACAAAGAATGATGTTGTTGCTATAAAATCAGTTGCTGGTAGTGGCAAGACGACTACGCTATTGAAGTTGGCTAAATTGCATAACAACAAAAGGATATTGTATCTTGCGTTCAACAAGATCCTTATCACAGAGATAGGGTCAAAGATACGCAAAGGCAGTATCAAGAACTTATATCCAAAAACCTTCGACGCATTGTTGGTGTCGTGTTACAAAGCCGTTAAAAAAACTGACCCGGATATTATCACATTGAACCCACAGACGGTACAGGATGCTGTTCCATGGCTCAAAGGAAAGGCGTATCAAATTCGCAAGACATGTGTAGATAAGTTTATTGAATTCTGCCAACAACCAGAACACTCCGATCCAACAACATACTTTGAAACAATGAACGATAAACCGCGGCCGTTAGTTGATGGTCTATGGAAAAAGGCGTTGTCATGTCAACTAGTTACGTTCGAAACCATGCGAAAGATGTCACTGATACAACATTGGTTGAAATCCATCGACGATAATTACGATATGATAATGATAGACGAGACACAAGACTTTGACATGATGATGTTGTCTATGGTGCTGAACGATACAACGATCCCGAAGATATTTGTTGGCGACCCCATGCAATCCATCTACCAGTGGCGTGGGTGTATTAATGGATTTGACTTCATGCCGAAATCAGCTCTTACAATTGAGTTCTATTCAACGTTCCGTATCGGCGATCCGGCGTGTGAGAGTATTCGTAGCATGTTTAAAAACTGTTGGATGATCTCCAAAAGTACGAACAACACTGTGCTTTCAGATGAAATGTCAACTGGAAAATATGTATACCTGTTTCGAACATGGAGACACCTATTAACAACCGCTAAAACAACAAAGAATATATGGATTTGTAATTTCGATGCGAAGGTTGCACAGATCCGCAAACAACATGAACGTATACAGAATAAACGATTTGATGAAGACAAGTATGAAGACGATCTCCCCATGTTTCTAAAAACACTTACCAAGGAACAACTGGACGAACTACTTGACACGATTTATGAGAACATTGTGGTTCCGTCCAAGGCAGACATCAAGATGTATACGATTCACTCATACAAGGGACTTGAAGACGACTATATACGAATTGGAAACGACCTGGAGGAAGGTGACGATAACCTACGCTACGTTGCGCTGACTCGGGGAATGAAGTGTATTGTCAGCGATACTAAACGCTGCTGATAAATTCCCAATTCAGATAGTCACAAATCTTCTTCCAGATGTTGTCGTGGGCGATCAACCTATCGCGTGACTTCAACAGCGGAAAGAATGCCTTGTACTCATCCAGTTCCAGTAGTTCAAAGAACTTGTACAAAATATACGAATAACTCAGGAAGTTGGTTCGGTCGTCGGGACAGTAGAGTAGGAAGGGTGCCTGAATCTCCTGAAACATTGCTCGAATTTTCTCTTCAATTTCAGGAGTGATGGTAGGAGGCGGATTGCCATTGAGTCGGGACAAGATGTGGGCGCGGTGTTCATAATACTTTGACCTGTTCAACTTTTTAAGTATCTGGCGGATATCTTCTTCGGTCAGGTCTGCGATATTGGTAATCCTACGCTTGCGGATTTCAAGAACGACTTCGTTCATGACATCTTCGGGAATGATGGTAGACTCCTTTGCCTGAAACTGATTGAGGATCTCATTCAGGTGATTGATCTTCTTGTACGCGTAATTGTTCCGCTCCTTGGGAGGATCACGGAAACTCGGAAAGTCGGATACCACTAGAGCATACTCTTCCGACCCACACTTGGGACAGACTAGAATGCCTTCGGAAGAAATCTCCTCGCGAGCAACGTTACAGTCCATACAGTGCTCGGTCAGTCGCTGGGTTGCCTCGGGACCTGCGGACAACTTCATTCGCTGAACATACTCGTCAAACATCTGCTTGCGGGACGGTCCCGTATCGGTCTGTGCCTGTCCGGAAAAATACTTCAAAAACGTGTTTGCATCTTTGGGATGTGCATTGGGGAGGGCAGTCGTAGAATCCTGCTTCTTGTAGTACTCAATGAGAATGTCCATGTTTTTCATGTAATAGTCTTCAACGGGGTTTCCTGAAGCGAGTTCCTTCTCAATGTCACGCATTCGGTTCTGCAGTTTGTTTGCTTCCAGAACGTCCGCAAGGTCGTTCTTCACGTGAAGACCGGAAATCCTTCCGCGAATGTCGTCCAGTTCTGTTTTGAGTATCTCCTGTTTCGCAGATAAATCGTGTAAATTCTGTACAATATCTCGGTGGACGGAATCCAGAGTTCCAGTTGTTGAGGTTGTGGACGGTGTATCACGTATTTTCCTCACTCTGAACACGTCCATTTATAAAGTCTTTCACTTGGTTCATGTAGACCGTATTTTGAAACATACAAGGTCGTTGGCGTTTCAGGATAGGGATGATTTCTTCCGGTTTCACGTGAAAATTCTTACACACGTACGCCAGAGCAAGGGACGCACTCCGATTCATTCCTGCTTGACAGTGAACGTAGACAACACCGTTTCCATGACGCAAAAACTTCCGCATGGTTTCCTCAAACTTGGGATACCATGCCAAAATGTTCATAAAGAAACTGTCTACTGCCTCCATACAGGCGTAATTGTTCGGGTAGGATTTCTGAAACCACTCCGGAGAATCGTCCGGAAAGGCACAGTTAATGACATGGGTGATTCCATGTTCGTATACGAATTTGGGGGTTAGAAATGCTCCTGGTCCAACCAGAACCCGAGTATGAAACCATGCCGGATCCTGTCGGAGATAATCGGGTTTCGCCCAGAACATTATCTTAATGACCCGAATTCCTTCTAAGTTTAACCTCCGCAACCCACTTGTCCCAACCGTTCTTTGCGATGTATTCCATTGCACGCATCGTGATTGCAAAGGAAGCTCCGCTGTGCTGATCCGCCAACTTCATATGAGAAGAGATAACATCAATGTTCGGATGACTCGTAAACAGAAACCCCTGATCGCGGCGAGGTGTGAACTCTCGCATCCAATCCCAAAGACCTGCCTTGGTAACTGCCTGATCCGCATCTGCGTAGAGGGTTGCTTCGTACGTAGCAAAGAGATCATCGTACTTGTGTTGCGCCATGCTGTTTCGTAGTTTGAATGTAAAAATTCGTTTTATAGAAAGGAACTACGCGGAATCGAACCGCGATTTCAGGAGTCAGAATCCTGCGTCTTTACCGTTGGACCATAGTTCCACACTTACCACATCCGGTTTGAACTCCACGCACCAATAGATACCATCCAATCCTCCCACCCCCTCTTCGCAATCGTCTCCATCGCACACGCAATCCTGTAGAATGTATAGTCGTCCGTGTTCACCTGTGCTCGCACAGAATCCAGATAAGGGTGGTTGTGAAGAGACGGAAACCCCTGATCGTAGCGATTGGGTTCGTACTCTCGCAACCAAGTCCAAAGTCCCTGATAGGAAATCGCGTCTGCCATCTGCTTGTAGAGAGTCTCCTCTGAGCGAGGAACAACTCCTGAGTAATCGTGATCACGGTTCATTTTCTCCAAGATCTACAGTCACGACAACAATAAATCCGTTTTTCAACCAAGGAATCCTGAGAGGAACGTGTTGAGGAAATTGGTCAGGATCACGCAGGCAACACCCAGGACTGCTGCACCCGTCCAACTGACAACCCCACCGGACGTATAGGAATTGGGTACATACTGGAGAAGGAGACTGCGAGGCGTGGACAGTGAGATGATGGCACCTGCCAGGAAGATGGCGATATACATGGTCGTATGAGTGAACATGAATCGCATCGCAGGCAGACTAGGTTTGAAAGAGGTAACCATCCCCGAGTGACCC